GTGGCTTCCCTTATCAAGAAGCTGGAAGAGCGTGACTATATCGAGCGCATACCGAACGCCGCACGAAGCATTCGGTTGAAGATCGCGCTCAAGGTCATCGATCCCCCGGCTTCGAGAGAAGACCTCCCCTACGGGTAGGTTTTCCAACATGCACTGGCCAATGGTTGCCCCGGACCTCGGTTCGGGGTAATCTTTTGGTATGCTACCGGCGGAAATAGAGACTTATCTGTCACGGCTTGACGAGTTGCCCTTCGTGGAGCAGCAGGAAATCCTGCGGTTGTGCGGGAAACTCGAAGAAGCCGAGGGCCGCGCTTCGGCTCAAGACGACTTCCTGACATTTGTGAAATCTGTCTGGCCAACCTTCGTGGAGGGCAGGCATCACAAGATCATGGCGGACGCTTTCGAGCGCGTGGCTAGGGGCGAATGCAAGCGTCTTATCATCAATATGCCTCCGAGATACACCAAGTCCGAGTTCGCCTCCCACCTGTTCCCGGCGTGGTTTATCGGTAAGTACCCCAACAAATACGTGATCCAGAGTTCCAACACCGCTGATCTGGCGGTGGATTTCGGGCGCAAGGTTCGCGACACCATTGGAGACCGGGATTACCAGAAAATATTCCCCGGCGTCGCTGTCCACGCCGACGCTGCGGCGGCGGGCAAGTGGAAGACCACCGCCAAGGGCGAGTACTTCGCCATTGGCGTCGGGGGAACTCTTACGGGGCGTGGCGGCGACCTCATCATCATCGATGATCCCCATTCGGAGCAGGAAGCCAAGCAGGCCGAGAGCAAGCCGGAAATCTACGACAGCGTCTACGAGTGGTACACCTCCGGCCCTCGCCAGCGCGTCCAGCCGGGGGCGGCCATCGTCATCGTCATGACGCGGTGGTCGAAGCGAGACCTCACCGGCAAGGTGGTCAAGGCATCCATCCAGCGTGACGGCGACGAGTGGGAGGTCATCGAACTTCCCGCCGTCATGCCCTCCGGCCAGCCCATGTGGCCTGAATATTGGTCCTTGGGGGAGATGGAAGCCATCAAGGAGGAACTCCCGGTCTCCAAATGGATGGCTCAGTACCAGCAGCGTCCCACGGCGGAAGAGGGAGCCCTGGTCAAGCGCGACTGGTGGCGGAAGTGGGAGGAAGCTGGACCTCCGAAGGTCGAGTGGGTCGTACAGTCCTGGGACACGGCTTTTCTCAAGACCGAGCGTTCCGACTATTCCGCCTGCACCACCTGGGGCGTGTTCTACCAGGAACACGAGGGCACCGGCAAGCCGATGGCCAACCTGATCCTCCTGGACGCCTTTCGCAAGCGCATGGAGTTTCCCGAACTCAAAGCGGTGGCCTACGAGAACTACGTCAATTGGGAGCCCGACGCCTTCATCGTTGAGGGTAAGGCGTCCGGTATGCCTCTGGTCTTCGAACTGAGGCAGATGGGCATCCCGGTGTCCGAGTACACTCCGTCCAGGGGCAACGACAAGATTGCCCGCGTCAACGCCGTTTCCGACCTGTTCGCTTCCGGCATGATCTGGGCACCGGACAGACGATGGGCGGACGAGGTGGTAGAGGAGTTTGCCGAGTTCCCCGCTGGGGAACACGACGATTACGTGGACAGCGCAACCCAGGCCTTACTTCGTTATCGTCAGGGTGGGTTCCTGAGAACCCCCAACGACGAGGAGGAAGAGGATACACGGCCTCTGTTGCGCGCCAATAGGGAAGGACCATACTGATGGCCGATATTCATAAACCCCTTACCCCGTTCGACATCGAAGTTGAGAGTCCTGGCGTCGAGGTGGCGGTCGAACCCCTGCCCGATGAGGTCATGGAAGGCACCATCATCGAAGACGACGGCGAAGGCGGTGTCGTCATCGATTTTGCCCCACAACAGGAGGGGCCAGTAGACATTCCTCATGCGGGGAACCTCGCCGAACACATGGATGACCGAGACCTTACCAAGCTAGGCTCGGAGTTGGTGCAGCACTACAAGGACGACAAGCTGTCCAGGGAGCCCTGGGAGAAAGCTTACATCAAGGGCCTGAACCTCCTGGGGCTCAAGATCGAGGAAAGAACGCAGCCCTGGCAGGGCGCGTCCGGGGTTTTCCATCCCATCCTCACAGAGGCCGTGGTTCGCTTCCAGGCGGATGCCATGACCGAGACGTGGCCTGCTACCGGACCCGTTCTCACCAAGGTGGTGGGAATGGAGACAGCGGAGAAGCAGAAGCAGGCGCGACGTGTCCAACTCGACATGAACTACGTCGTGAACGAGGTCATCACCGAGTGTCGGCAGGAGCATGAGCAGGCCCTGTTCAGCCTGCCCCTCGCCGGGTCGGCCTTCAAGAAGGTGTACTACGATTACAATCTCGGCAGACCTACAGACCGTTTTGTTCAGGCAGACGATTTCGTGGTGCAGTACGGAGCATCGGACCTTCTGACGTGCTCCAGGTACACACATCGCATGAAGATGCAGCGCAACGACATCGTCAAGGCGCAATATTCCGGTCAGTATCGCATGGTCACCGTGCCCGATGCCCCCATCCAGTATGACAACGTGGCCAAGAAACAGGACGACGTTAAGGGGGAAGCCCCGCGCATCGAAAAGGACGAGCGCAACGAGATACTCGAAGTTCACGTCGATCTCGTCATGTCGGGGGACGAGGACACCGACAATGACGGCGAGGAGACAGGCATCGCCCTTCCCTACATCGTGACTATCGACATGGCATCCACCATCGTCCTCGCCATCTACCGCAACTGGGAGGAGGACGACGATCGCCACAAGAAGCTGAACTACTTCATCCATTATCCGTATCTCCCTGGCCTCGGGTTCTACGGCATTGGACTGGTTCACATGCTGGGCGGGCTCACCAAATCCGCCACTTCCATCTTGAGGCAGCTTGTCGATGCCGGGACGTTGAGCAATCTTCCGGCGGGCCTCAAGGCGCGTGGCTTGAGGATCAAGGGGGACGACAGTCCGGTGCGTCCCGGCGAGTTCAGGGATGTGGACGTGCCCGGTGGGGCGATCAAGGACAACATCACGTTCCTCCCCTACAAGGAGCCGTCCACGGTCCTCTACCAGCTTCTCGGCGACATCGTCGGTGAGGCACGGACGATCGCCTCCATTGCCGACATGAAGATTTCCGACATGAGCCAGAAGGCCCCTGTGGGGACCACCCTGGCCATTATCGAGCGCAGCATGAAGGTGATGTCGGCTGTCCATGCGCGGCTCCATGCTGCCATGCGTCAGGAGTTCAAGTTGCTCCACGGGCTGGTCAGGGACCACATGCCCGTCGAGTATGAGTACGAGGTAGAGGAGGGGGTCACGCGACAGCAGGACTACGACGACCGGATCGACGTTCTTCCGGTATCCAACCCCAACGCCTCGACCATGGCGCAGCGGATCATGCAGTACCAGACCGTCCATCAGTTGAGCCAGACGGCCCCTGAAATCTACGATCGCAAGGAACTGCATCGGGAGATGATCACCATGATCGGGTTGCCCAGGCCTGAGAAGATCGTCCCCCTGGACGACGACATGAAGCCCCGAGACCCGGTGGTCGAGAACATGGCCATCATCACGGGCAAGCCGGTCAAGGCATTTCTTCACCAGGACCACGAGGCCCATATAGAGGTCCATATGGCGGCCATGAAAGACCCCAAGATACTGCAACTGGTGGCCAAGTCCCCGGTGGCCAAGGTGATGGAAGCGGCCATGACGGCCCATCTCCAGGAGCATCTGGCGTTCCAGTACAGGATGGAGATCGAAAAGCAGCTTGGGGTGGCCCTGCCACCTCCCGGCGAGGCCTTGCCCGCCGAAGTCGAGGTCGAGATGTCGCGCATGGTGGCTGCCGCTGCCGACAAGCTGCTCCAGAAGGATCAGGCCGAGATGGAGGGCAGGCGGGCCGAGGAACTTCGGAAAGACCCGGTGGTGCAGATGCAGCAGGCCGAGGTCGCCATCAAGGGTGCAGAAGTGCAACGCAAGGCGAAAGCGGACGAGTTCCGCGCCGCCATCGCCAGGGAGAAACTGGCCAGCGAAGAGAAGATCAAGGGGCTGGAACTCGCCCTTGAGGCGCTTTCCACCCAGGCGGAAGGCCAATCCAGGGAAGAAACTGCTGCCGCGCAGTTGCAGTCCAAAGAGAGGATAGAGGGCGTAAAAATGGGGCTCACCGCCGCCGAGAAGGTCATGAATTTCTTTGGTCGAGAGGGTGGGCCAAAACAGGACGAGAACAAAAGTTAAAAAAACAGTTGAGGATATGAACATTGCCCGGTAATATTTTAGCTACCTTGCAAGAGGAACTGCGTAAGAGCATGAACTCGGTTGCCGACCACGTTGCTGGCGGCGGCTGTCTCTCCACCGACAAAACAGGAGCAGTTCGTGCCGATGCGACGGCCCTGGCATACGCCAAGTCGGTTGGCGTAATCGAAGGATTGGCCCGAGCCGAGCGCGAGATGCTTGATCTGGTAGAAGTCCAGCGCAAGGCGGAAGAAAGCGATAAGGAGGAAACCGTTGTCTAAGGTCACCCAACTCAAGACCGCCGCCGACGACGCAGAGGTTGCGTCCCTTCTTCCGGTTCCGACTGGCTACCACATCCTCATGGCCATCCCCGAGGTCGAGCAAGAGACCAAGGGGGGCATCATTAAGCCCGACATGTTCAAAGACATCGAACAGAACTCATCCGTGATCGGGCTGGTTCTGGCCATGGGGAGCGAGTGCTACTCCGATGAGAAGCGCTTCCCCGGTGGGCCTTGGTGCGAGGAGGGAGACTTCATCCTGGTGGGTGCATACAAGGGCACTCGCTTCAAGATCATGGGTAAGGAGTTCAGGGTCGTAAACGACGACACTCCTCTCGCCGTGGTCGATGATCCGAGGGGTTACTCAAGGGCATGATGGCCGAAGCACAGGCGCAATATCTGGAAGACGACGACACCAGCACAGGGTTCCCACCGGACCCCGACGCCCCGGACATCGAAGTTGAAGTTGTTGATGACGTGCCGGAGAAAGACAAGAGGTCGCGTCCGACCGGCGATCGCCTGGATGTGGACAGCGAAGAATTCAACACCGAGGTAGAGACCTACTCCGAGGATGTGCAGAAGCGCATCAAGGCCATGAAGTACGAGTTTCACGAGGAACGCAGGGCCAAGGAGGCGGCGCAGCGTACCAGTGAAGAGGCGGTCAAGTACGCCGAGGCGGTGTCGCACGACAACAGCGCCCTCAAGGGAGCCCTCGACACCTCCAACACTGCCATGATCAGTGAGATCGGCGCTCGTTCCGACGCGGAACTTGAGCAGGCCAAGGCAAACTTCAAGACAGCCTACGAGAGTGGCGACACCGACGCCCTGGTCGAGGCGCAGGGAGAGATGAGCCGCATCCAGGCCGAGAAGGTGCGGAATATGCAGGTCAAGGAGCAGGCGGAAGCTTCGCATCCCGCCGGGGGAGCCCCAGGCCAGTCACAGGGACAGCCCCAGCAGGCCTCGATTGCTGTTCCCGACGCCAAGGCGACGGCATGGATCAACGACAACATGTGGTTCCATACTCCAGGTCACGAGGACATGACCGGGTACGCGATCGGTCTTCACGAAAAACTCGTCAAGAGCGGGCTCGACCCGCGCTATCATGAAGGCTACTACGAGCAGATCAACGAAGGTCTCCGGGTAGCGTTCCCCGATTTTCAGTTTACTTCCAGCGGGGACGAAGGTCGTCAAGGTGTCAAGGCATCTGCTGCGACCCGCAGGAAGACACCGCCCCCCGTGGGCGGGCCGTCACGAGGCGGTAAACCCTCGCGCAAAGTGCAGTTGACGGCGTCCGCAGTCGCTCTCGCAAGGCGGCTGGGGTTGACTACTGAGCAGTACGCCAGACAGGTTGCCAAGGAAATGGAGCCTACAGATGGCTGAGCGCACCGGGAAACAATCCCGAGACAACGAGACACGCGAAAAGGAAGAGGTCGATCCCAGCGCTGGGTATCGTCCTCCCTCCAACCTCCCCACCCCCGACGATCAGGATGGATATTGCTTCCGTTGGGTCCGCGCCTCTATTGGCGGGGAAGCCGACAACAGGAACATCTCCATGCGGATGCGAGAGGGCTGGGAACCCGTGAAGGCGGAAGATCATCCAGAATTGATGCTCATATCCGATCGGGGGACCACCTTCGAGGGTGGTATTGAGGTTGGTGGACTGGTGCTGTGCAAGACGCTCCGTGAGAACATGGAGAAGAGAGAGGCCTATTACGCCGACAAGGCACATCAGCAGCAGGTCAGCGTGGATCAAAACTTCATGCGCGAAAGTGATCCTCGTATGCCGCTCCTACCAACGGAGCACAGTACGCAGACCACATTCGGTACTGGTCGTCCTCCCCGAGGAAGGGGATAGGACTTGGTTTAACCCTTAGCGGAAGGAAATCACATGGCGGCAACAGCAGCGCCATATGGTCTCGTTCCCGTTAATCTGATTGGCGGACAGGCCTACGCGGGCTCGTTTCGTCAGATCAA